AATTAAACAAACTACCTTTAGATGTTATGTTTGTAGATGAAGAAGTTATACACCCTACAACAGCGGAATATGTAGAAAGAGTTAGTAAAAGAGAAGGTGTAAATCTAATTAGGCTATGTATGGAGTGGAAACACAGAAACGCATGCAGTAATGAGGAGCCGTATTGGTATTGCTGGGATAAGGACAAAAAAGATTTATGGGTAAGAGAATTACCGAAAGACGCTATAACAGATCATAAAAGATGGAAAAAGGGTTTAAGTTTTCAAGAGTTTACACCTTACTATTATGATAAAGAGGTAGGTTCTGTAGTATATCTAACAGGAGTTAGAACGGAAGAAAGTATGAGGAGAATGAATATAATAATATCTAAAAAGAATGATAGTTATATACAGAGTAGTGCTACCTGGAACGCTGTAATGGCACACCCAATATATGATTTTAGTAGTAAAGATGTATGGTTAGCAGTACATAAGTTAGGCTGGGATTATAATAAAACTTATGACATATTTAATAAAACTAAATACTATGGTAAATTTTTACAACAAAGAGTATCTCCACCATATGGAGAAGAACCATTAAGACAATTATGGTTATATGCTGAGTGTTTTCCTGAGATGTGGAGTAAAATGTTAAATAGAGTACCTGGAGTTGCTACAGCATGGAGATATTCAAATACTGAATTATATTCTAATGCGTCAGAAAAACCTGATCATTTAACATATAAACAATATGTAAATGTTTTATTAGATTCTTATGATAAAGAATATAAAAACAAAGTAAAATCTACATTAAATAAATATATAAAATCACATTACAAAAAAACAAGAGATGAAATAGATGAGACTAAAGCACATCCGATTACAGGATTAAGTTGGCAATTCTTGTGTAAATGTGTTATTAGAGGTGATTTTAAAGGTAGACAAGCTAACGCATTATTAAATGCAGCAGTAAGTAGAAGAGATAAAATGGGAATAACAATGGAAGAAGCTATACATAGATATGGAAAGTAATGAGTTTATAATGTTTTGCTTATTTTGGTTAATAATATTAATAATGATTATATATGAAAAAATACGATAAACAACCTCTAAATAATATTGTTTGGAGAAAAAGAGAAGAGTTAAAACCTAATAACTATAATCCTAATAGAGTTGCTAGCAATGAAATGGAGTTACTAAAAATATCTATACAGGAAGATGGTTGGACACAACCTATTGTAATTAATCCTGATATGACAATAGTA